ATTTATTTTCGGCGTATTCCGCGCAATACGGTTTGCACCATGATGGCCGATACGGCCGCAACGATCGTGACGATGACCCAGAATTGACCTATGGCTGAGCTGGCAGAAAAGTACGAAAGATTGCTGGCGGCCAAGGACATGGAAATAGCGCAGTTAAGCGAAGAGAATATTTTCTGTATCAAGTACATGATCACTCTGCAGGATGATCTGAGGCGTGCCGGCCTTAAACCCAGTCAGGATATGTTCGCAATAAAAGCAGCAATTAAAGCTGAACGCAGGAAGTTATGGCTATAAGCACCACCATCAAACGAGGCGATTTTAACCGTCGCCTGTACGGAACCGAAAACTTGCGGATGAACAGTGCTGCGGGGATTTCGGTTGGCAGCGTCCTGACGATCGCCGGGGATTTGGTTGCGACCGTGACGACTATTCTGCCCAACAGCACTTTTAAATGCAAGGTGACCCAGATGCCGCGCGGAAAGAATCGGTTGATTATTCGACCGGGTGACACGGTGACGGGATGACTTTTATGAAGAGATTAATAATCATTAGTCTGTGCGCTTTTGGCGCGATTCCCGTAATCGCGCAAACTCCAACTCCTTCGGCTACCCCAGAAGGGGGCAAAACAGAGTTATCGGAGTCCAAGGTCAAGACGGCTGAATTGCAATCTAAGTCCAAGGAAGATACTCGGGTTGAAACCGCGGCGTTGAAGGCCGCCCGGCTTAAAGCGGTTGAGGCCGAGGCAGCGCGAGTCAAAGCTGCTGCGATTAAGGCTGCTGCCTTGAAACTTGCTGATGAGGCCGAGGATGCCAAAACCGCTGCTGACTTGAAGGCTAAGGAATTGGAAGAGGCAGTCAAAGCTGCTGATGATTTAAGAGCCAAAGCAGCCGAAGAAGCCACTAAAACTGATCAGAAACAGTAAGATTGCCAATGATTGGCGCACTCATCCAGTGGCTGATTCTGGTGATCATCGTTTGTCTGCTTTACTGGATCATCAGCCTATTTGCGCCCGCGCCGATCATGAAGGTTGTGCTGGTGGTTTGCGTGGTGATCATCGTCTTGAGCTTGATCTTTTTGCTGTTGCCTCTAGCCGGTGTCCACTTGGGAGCGCTTAGATGAGTAAAACGGTCTTTAATCCAGTGCTCCTTGAACAGCTTAGGGCGAAGTATGCCAAGCAAGAGATCTCGATTGACGCTTTGCTGGAGTGTGCCAAGCGAGAGCTGAAGTATCGTCGGCGCGTTTATCCGCGGCTTGTTTTAGACGAGCGGATGAGACAGGAATCGATGGATCATGAGATCGCTTGTATGGAGCGGATTGTCGAAATGTTAGATCAGATGAACGGACGCTTATTCTGATGCCGGAAAACCAAGAGCTGTTCAAAGAGATTTCCGATGATCTCCGTGACCGGGTCAAGTGGGAGGCTAGGCAAATTATCTGGAGTCGCATGCGCGGGCAGGGAGTAGGCCGCAGTAACCGTCCGTGGCCGGGAGCGGCGAACGTACACGTGCCGATCTCTGACACGATCATTACCAAACTCAAGCCTTACTACGTCGTCTGGATCTTCGGGCCGGAACTGTTGGCCAGCTTCTATTCGCTCGACGATCAGGGCGACAGTTATACTGACTCGGTTGCTCAATGGTTTGATTACAAGGTGCGCGAACGCAGTAATTTTACCGACGCTTCGATTTGCGGCATCGATTCCTGTTTGCAGAACGGGCTTGGGGTAATCAAGACCTACTGGGACGACGCGGCTGAACGCCTAGCTTTCGCCAGCATTCATCCTTATTTCATCATCATGCCGACCTACGCCAGTAACGATCTGGGCGAGGCCGACCGGGTGGTCCATGTCATGCAATACAGTCGCGCACAGTACGAGCGTGACGCAGCGGCAAAGGGGTTTAATACCGACGAGACTTACATTGAGTCGATCGTCGGAGAGGGCAAGCCGGACAAGAAATACGAGCAGTACCGGTACACGGCTGAGGGGTTATCCTATTCGCGCCTGAAAGAGATGATCATTCTCTGGGAGGTGTATCTGCGCGGGAGTGATGACCAGATCACCGTAAAGACCTTTTCTCCGTTGCAACCGGACGAGCCTGCGCGGGGAGATTTCAGATTTCCTTACGAGCACAAGCAGGTGCCCTTGAGCCTGCTACCGTATGAACTAACCGATGGCGGTTACTACTCGAGCCGCGGGGTTTGCGAGCAGGTGCAGATGTACGAGGCGAGCGCCTGCAAGATGTGGAACGAGAAACTCGATTTCATGTCGATCGCTAACCGCCCGGTCTTGAGCACACAGGGCGGCTCGATTAATCCGCAAAACATCGTTTGGGAACCCGGTGCAGTCTATGATTCGGCGTTGACGCTGGTCCAGCAACCGACGCCACCGATCAGTTTCGATGAAGAAATCAACTCGAACCGCTCGATGGCTGAACAACGGGTGGGGATACCTGACTTTGGCGTGGGCGGCTCGGATCAGCCGCAAGGCAACAAAACGGCGACGGAAACCAACGTCATCACTAACGTGATGCAGCAGAATAACGATCTGCGGGCCCGAATCTTGAAAGGATCGATGACCCGGATCTTTGAACAGGCCTGGAGCTTGCTCAAGCAATACGACCGGGCAAGTCTGGACTACTTTTGGCGCAAACAACGGATCAGCCTTCCTGATGCGGCGTTCGATAACAAGTACGTGCTCAAGCCTAACGGAAGCGTGGACGGGTACAGCCGAGAACGCGAGATCCAGAAACTGATGCAACTGCGTCAGATGAGCCAAGGCAGCCCATGGATCGTGACGCCGGAGATTGACCGCAAAATCGTAGAACTGATGGACGCGCAATGGGTGGGCGATCTTTATAAGGAACCACCGGACCTACAGAGCGATCAGCAGGAGCAACAGGCGATCGAGAACGCGGTGATGAACGACGGATTTCTGCCGCAGGTCAAGCCCAACGACGACCACCTGGTGCACCTGCAGACCGAAGACGGCTTCATCGGCTGGAGCGGCCAGAACGGTAAGCCGATTCCGCCGGCTCAGCTCGGGATCTTCATGCAGCACATGCAGCAGCACATTGAGGCGGCGAAGGCCAACCCCAATTACTGGAAACAGTTCGGGCAACAGATCCAACCCTTTGTGGCCAAAGTCACCCAGACCATGAAAGGGTTGCAACAGCAGCAGCAGGCTGGTCAACAGGCGGCTGGTGCGATGGCTAATCTGCGTGGCGGTGGGCCGCCGGGGATGCCACCTGGGATGCCGACTGGTGGGGCAGTGCCAGCGCCGGCGCAAGCACCGATGCCACCACAGCCCGGGATGCCGGCCGCTGGGCCACCGCCGATGCCGGGACCGAACGGAAACGGGGGCTTACCGATGGGATGAGGGTAAGAATTACTCTGATTACGCCTTTCTATAAAAACACGTTGGCCGCTTATTTTAGCAACGGTCGGATGGCGGTATTTGCGAAGAAGGACTTGGACTACAAATTTTGGCAGCAACTAGAAAAAATGGAAACGTACATAGAGGCTGAGCGAATGGGCGCCAAAGTGGGATGAACTTTATGAACCAAATTCTTAAATGGTATTTAAGACGGGTGCTTAGCCGCCCGATTGTGCGTGCGGTCAACTGGACCGCGGAAGAGCGCAACGCTTTCGAGTTGTTTTGCAGAACTTCTTGTGGAATAAAGCTTTTTGAATTCCTGCGTCAGATTGTTGCAAATACGACGTTTGGAGCCGTTTACCAGAACAAGGTGAGCGCCAACGCGCATGCGCGCGGGATGCAGGATCTACTGGGTGTTTTACACAAGCTGCGTGTTTTCCCGGTTAAACAGGAGGAGAGCGCCTACGACAGCTTGAGCGACACCGAACCCGCTAGCCAGGTCGAGAGCCGAACTTCCTGGCGCTATAACGGCGGCCGCGGTGCGATCGGCTAGGTAGCGTTATGGCAGAGGAAACGGCAACTCTAGAGACAACATCCGAGAGTGCTCCAGAACCGAGTAGCGACCTTGGTGCGAGCACGCCGGAGAGCGGTCCTGAGGGAAACCATCCTCCGCAACCAAAGAATGGCGAGCAGCAGCCCAAAAAGGGGCTCAGCCGGTACGAGCGGACCAAACGTGAGCGTGCAGCGTTCAAGGCTGAACGCGATGCTTTCCAGCGTGAGCGCCAAGCGTTTATGCAGGAACGAGAGCAGGCGCAGAAGCCAAAACGCGATTACACGCTTAAAGATCTCACCGATGCCCGGACAGCCTGGGAAAACGAAGGTCGATTCGATTTAGTCGAGGCGGCCGACAAAGAGATCAAGGCGATTAAAGCCGAAGAGCAAGCTCGGGCTGCGGCTAGTGTTCGCACGGAGCAGGTCCCGGTGATGGGCACGCCGGAACACAGAGCGGAATGGGAAAGCGCTGAACGGGAATTAGCGCAAGCCGACCCTGAGTTCATGCGTGATGGGACTGCGCTCGATCGTGCGCTGCGCGAAATCATGGCCGGTCCGGATGGCAACATTTACCGGCAACATCCGCGCGGCATTGTGGCCGCCTATCACAGAGCAAAAATGGATTTGCTCACAGCAGAAAACTCAAAACTAAAAGACGAACTCAAAAGGTATCGCGGGCTGACCAGCATCGGTGGAGGTGCGCCATCCAGAGTAGGGACGGGTGGCCGGGTCGAGAGCGTAGGCGATTTTGCGCGCCTATCGCTGAAAGACCAGCGCAAACACCTCTTATCGGGTGCGGATAAGAACGGGGTGCCTTGGTTCTGAAGGTAAAACTCTAATCATATGCCTCCTCCTGTTTACGGCGCGGTCACCACGACAGATAAAGCCAGTGAGTACCGCATCTATTTCTCGAACAAGCTCCTTGAGCACCAAATCGATACCCTGCAACTCTATGATCCCGCCTATAAGGCGAGCATCCCTCAGGGCCAGGGATCTAAAACTATTCGGATGTTCCGACCGCCGGTCGCGAACGTGGCCAACGTCATCACCCTGACTGAAGGAACACCGCCTTCGAATGCGCCTTACAAGCTGATCTACGAGTTTATCACTCGGACACTCCAGCAGTACGGCGGGTATGCGCAGGTATCGGATATCGTCGATGAAACCGAGTTCCTGAACACGGGCGAATCGCTGATGACCAAGTTCGGCGAGGAAGCTGCGCTCTGGTGCGACACGCTCATTCGGGAAGCCTGTATCAATGGCACGACCGAGGAACCTACCAAGTTCACTAAGCGTTACGCGAGCACGGCGACCGATTTCACCACGTTGAGCGCACTAACCGCGCAACAAGGGCGCTTCTCGACCGACGATTTGATCGATGTCACAACCGAGTTGCGGATTAATAAAGCGAAGGAATTCGATGACGGCTATTTCTGCGCGGTGGTATCGCCGGAACAGGAACGTGACCTGTGCGAGGAACAAGGTAGCGCTTGGACCTATGCGAGCGCGTTCCAGAAACCGGACCAGATCTGGAAAGGCGAGCTGGGCAGACTCTTTGGGATCAAGGTGCTGCGTAGCACCAACAACTCTTATCAGACCAGTGGCGGTACTGAAGGAGTCTACGTGGCGGGCGGCGCGGTGATTGCCGCACTGGTCTTTGGCAAGGACGCTTTTGCCGTACCTGACCTCGAGGGCGAGAACCCGCCCAAGCCGAAAGTGAACACGATTACGGAGCCAGACTCGGCGAACCCGTTCAATCAGTTCATAACGTATGCTTGGAAAACCTTTTACAACGCAGTATGCCTCTCATCTTGGAATGGCGTTGTATTGCAAACCAAGACGGCTTACACCCCGACTTAAATATGGCGAACATAGCAATAGGAATCAGCCCGAGTACCGGGGCCTATACGGCCAAGGTGCCGGTCAATAGCCTCGAGGAGAGCGGGGTACCGCCAGAAGAAGGCGACAAAGTGCAGTTCAGCGTGGAGGCGACGGTGCAATCAGTCAGTGGCGGCACGGCAACGCTCTCAGTTGATTCGGTCAATGGCGAACCGGTCAGTGAAGAGGCCTCTGAGACGCCTGAAGAGGAACAGGGCGAAGAAGGGCAGCAGGGCGCAACGCCGGGTGCCGGCGGTGGCCCGAGCGGATCACAAAGCGGGGCTAGCC